ACACCGAAACTTGCCTCTATAGTAAGCTTCTGCCAATCTCCACTATTACCTAATAACCAGTTAATATTACTATCTACTGGTCTATATGGGGATGTATACTCCCTTTTATTTATTTCTACTCCCATTGTTTATAGTTTTAGCTATAGCATTAACCTCTGCATCAATATTTTCTCCTCTCTTAGCCTTATTCATTAGGTTTTTTATAGTTTTAACATTGTTTTGAATGCCTAATAACTCCTCTGGCTTAGCATTTTTCATAAGTGCATCCATAGTAGTATTTATAATATTTTCTGTAGCTTGTATCATAGCATTAGCTTGATCTACTGTGCTTCTTAAGTTGTCTAAACTCTCCTGTATACTCATTCTAAAAATGTTAATTCAAAATTGTTATCGTACAATCTATTTACCTTGTAGTTTATAGTAGCATAATTATCATATATCTGCCACTCTAAAGACTCTATTTGTGCAGTTTCTCCTGCCTGTGTTTCTACTTGATTGCTATCTAGTAAAGTTACAAAATCCTCAAAACAAAAAGGTATTTTTTGCTCTCTGTATATCCAATATTGGTTATGCTTACCATCTATTGGTTTAAAGCTATTTATAAAATGGTAATTATCCCATAGTTTTGATGCAGCCAAAATACTTCTCTGGTTTTTCTGTAAACTGCTTCCTGCCATCACTACCATCCTGCATCCACTACTAAAATGACTAGAGCTCGACATAGCACCTATTCTATTCTTTATCTTTCCAGATAAGCTTTGAGGATTCCCTAGCTGCCCAGTAAGAGCATCTACTGCACTAACTAAGGCTTTTACTATCTCCTCTACTACTGTTAACTTATCTTTTCTGATAGCCAAGCTTATAGGGATACTAACTTCTTTTAATCCTGTTAAGGTAGTAAGTCTAGAGATGTTAGTAGTTTTAGGATTCAATACTGCCTGATATACTCTGCCATTCTGATTATCTAAGGTATTTAGATCCTGGCTATCAAATGACCAATTGATATTATAATTAGCTTTTAAGTCCTCTGTATTGAAACTATTGGTATCTATTAGCTTATCTTGATCTATGAAAGTATCAGGTATTACATATCCTGTACTTTTTTCAAAGTAATCTCTACGCTCAAAAATAAACTTTCCATCCTTTAGCTGAAAGTCTGCATTAAAAACATCTTTAAAAGTTCTTACTACTCCTGCAAATGTATTTAATGGATCTTGAGCGGAAGGTACACCAGTCTCTCTAAAACTATTATCTGCTCCTGTTGGTTTCTCTCCTCCTCTATGATTCTTTGCAGGAATTACTACCCATTGGTTACCGCTAACATCTAGGCTATCAAGTAATGTACTTTCTAGTGTTAGATCCAGATATTCACAAGCTTTACTAAATAGGCTTTTTACAGTCATGCCCTTATGAAATCTTTTAGGAGGCATTAGCTGCTCTATAATCTGCTCTATAAGTTTGACTAAAGCAATAACTACTGCTACTAAATATGCTAACTGTGCTACTAACTTAATAGATGTTAAGATTATCTGTCCTACATTAACACCGAAAGGAGCAATAGGAGTAGCACCACTAACAATATTAGCTATATTTTTACTTACTTCCTTAATACTTTCTATCAGCTCCTTAGTTACCATAAAGGTAGATATTGATAATATAAGTAACTGAGCAGCATCAGGTATAAAATTTATAACATAAGGCACAGATATAAAATCTGCATCTGTTATTATACCTCTATTCTCCAGGTATCTATAGCTAAATCCATCTGCCACCTCGTTTAACCAGTCTGTACCTTGTTCTCTTTTTAGTGTACATTCTACCTCGCACTCATCAATGAACTGCACTCCTGCACTAAAATCTAGGAATCCATAAAAGATAGCAGGATTAGATAAATCTCCAACCTCTATCCTGTAAGGTTCTCCCTCAAAAAATCCTACTCCTCCTGTTAATCCTGATAGTATTCTATCTCTCAAAAACTTACCCTCCTCTGCTACTAATCTGATAGAGTTAATAGTAATATTGGCAGCTTCCTTTTTACCTTCCCAATCCATGACTATCTTAGCCTGATCAAAATCTCTAGGATTTACTAGAATGCCATTCCTATAGTGCCTAATATCTGCCATTATAATCTTTTTCTCTGTTTAGATACGTTTGTTAGCTTGTTTTGTGTCACTCTTTTAGAGATCTCTACAAAATAATCAGTCATTTGTACTAGATCATAGTCTTTCTGTGGCATAGATTGGAAGGCTTTACGCATCTCCTTTACTTCATTCTCTAAAGATGCAAACTTATTGACTACAGTCATTCCTTTTTTAAAGTTGTTAGCCTGTGCATCATATAGGTTCTGCTGCAATGGAGAATAAAAGTAATCACTCATAGCCTCTCCAAACTCATCTCCACCTTTGCCAGTAAGTCCAAATCTTTTTACATCCTCTGCTCTAACTACATATTCCTGACCATGTACGACTCCTGCAATATCTTTAGTACCATTATCTCCAGTATAACCTCCCTCCTCAAAGCCTAATCCTGTTTCTAATGCCTTTAGTAAGCTAAAATCTATTAAGCCTCTTGCAAGTGCATTGCTATCTCCACTTGCAGCATATGCAGATACCAGGTTTAGTAGTGTTATAAACTCTGCAGCTTGTTTAGCTTTTTTTTCTGCTCTTATTCTTTCTGCTTCTCTATCTGCTAACTCTTGCTGCTCAAATGCCAAAGTACTTTTTAATCCTTGTTCTGCTCTTTCTCTCTGTGTATCTACTGCTGCTGATTGCTGCTCTACTAGACTTGTAGCTAGGTTTAACTGCTTCTCAAATGCTGCATTAATTACATCACCTATCTTTTGACTTGTAGCAGCTATAGCATTAAATAGCTTTTTTTGTCTTTTCTCCTTATCTTTAGCATTCTGCTCATCAATTTTAGCACCTAAATCTACTAATTCTCTTTGCTTTTTATTAAAATCCTCTAGATCTTTCTCATCTTTCTCCTGCTGAGTTTTTGTGATTGCACTAATCTCCTCTACTGCTTTTTTTATATCCTTAACTGTTTCCTTTTTTGCCTTATCTCTTATAGCTTTTTTTCTAGCTTCTGACTCCTGTAGTTGTAGCTCTGATAGTAGTTGATTCTTTTTTTCTAATAGTAGTAACTCATCTCCTACCTCCTCTCTAAACTTTAACACCTCTGCACTATTCTCTCCAAAGAAAGCTATTAACTCCTCCTCTTGTTTCTCTAGTTGTGCGACAAATGCATCAAACTGTTTCTCTCTTTGCTCGTTTACTGCTTTAGCCTTTAACTCCTCTAATCTTAGTAATCGCTCCTGGCTATCCTCTATAGAGTTTGCTTCTGCTTGTTCTATCTGGTTCTGTAGAGATACAATAGCCTCTACTCTGCTAGATATGTTCTGCTCTATAGATTGTTGTAGTGCTAGTAGCTCATTTTGTCTTTTTAATGATGCCTCTCGTCTTTTTGCTGCTTTCTCCTTTCTCTTTTCTGCTTCTGCTATCTTTGCATCCTCTATATCTCTAGCCTTACTAAACTCCTCAAACTCATTTTTAGCTTGATTAAAAGCCTCTCTGAATGCCTCTCCTACTCCTTTTTGAGATTTATTTACTGTATCTAGTTGAGTTTTTAAGCGCTCTATATTTTTTTGTATTTTTTGTTGTGTTTCCTCATCTTGAAAAGGGATATTACTTTTTATGTTTTCAAATAATATCTGTAATCTTAAAGATAGTTTTGTAAATACATCTGCTAGATTAGATCTTAGCTGCTTAGCTCCTGCTACAATCCCTGCAAAAATAAAAGGAAACTCTGTAAATAGACTAGTTACAAATTTAACACCCTTAGCAATTCTACTAAAAGCAGCAGTTAATATTTTACCTACTATGGAGCTTGATTCACCTACACCACTTAATGACGATCCAAAATCTCTTATCTTTTCAAATGCAAACTGGAATAATCTTACTCCTCTTTGAAATGCAGGGATAATAAACTCTAGTATCTGTACACCAAACTTTTTAGTAGTTGATATAATAGATGTTACTGTATTACTAAACTTTTCAAAAGTTTCATTCCCTTTTTGATTTTCTTTAAATAAATCTACAAATGCACCTCCTACTCTACGAATACCAGAGATTAAGTTTCTACCTACAAATATCCCTAATGCTACTTTTCCTAATCTACCTAATGATGATGTATAGTTTCCTACATTCCTTCTGTTATCTCCTGTCTGTTTCTCCAGTCTTTTTAGCTCCTCTGTAAGTCTTTTCTTAGTTTTTATAAGCTTTTTACCCTCTTTACCATTCTCTAACTCGTTTTTACTAAGCTTTTTCCATTGTAAGGTAGTTAAAGATAGTTGTGCTCTAAGCTTTTCTATCTGTCCTGCCTGTTGGCTTTGGACTATAGCAGTTTGTTTAGCTATCTGTACTCTTTCTCTATTGGCTATTCTTTGTTTCTCTCTTTGTATTAGCTCCTCATCTGTAAGATCTGCTAACTTCTTTCTGGTTTTTACTGCCTTTTTCCGCTCTGTTTCTAACTGCTTACTGGCTTTAGTTAGATCCTCAACTTGCTTAACTGCTTTTTTTAGCTTTTCCTCATTGTTAGGATTGATAAGATCTAGGTCTTTCTGTGCCTGTTTAGCCAGATCTGCTAACTCCTTTTTTAATCTCTCTATATTTGCAAATATCTCAGAAAATGTATCGTCTTTCCCAATGAGATCAGAATAATTAATAACGCTATCAGCCATTTTTTTGCTTTTTCTTTATGTAGTCCAATAGACTGTAAAATCTAAAGGTAGTAATTTTATCTAAGTCCTCTGTTGTATGTTCCTTTACCGCTAACATAAACTCCTCAAAACCTAGTTCTATCTCTTTCTCTGCTGAATTATCTCTGCTTAAATTCCAGTAGTTAGGATTTATAAGTCTTAATAACTCATCATTTGCCTGTTTACTGCTCTGCTCTGCACCATCCTCTCCAATTATTACGGATAACTGGCTCTTTAGTTTCTTGATTAACGCTTGATTATAGATGATATTTTTTCCTTCAAACTGGAGAGGAAAGAAAATCTTAAGCTCCTGCTCCACTTTTTTTTTATAGAATCTGCATTATCATCTACCTCTTTCTTGGTTAATCCTAACCTCTGCAGCACTTCTAATGTGTTTTGTAGTCCTGATGTCGTAATATCCTCCACCTCTACACCATTAATGCTCTTTACCATTGCGGCTAATGCTAATCCTCTAGGCTCTAGTTCTGCCTGTGAGTAGTTATAAGCCATCCTAGCATTAGATAGTTCTTTCATAGCTTTATCTGGCTCATTTGCCCCTATAAATCCCATTGCTCTGTTTACCCTCTTGATAATATCTGCTTTGGTATTACCTACCTCGTTACTCCTCATCATCTCCTTGTTAAATTTCATGTATCGCCTATGTGGCATCTCCTCTATAGAATCATAAAATATAACCTCTGCTTTACGTTTTTTGAATGTTATCATTTTTTAAGAATGTTTATCAATGCTGCTGACATTGGAGCATATAATATTACTGTATAATCCTGCTGAATAACTGCTAATATAATTGCTAATATTGTAGCCATATGAGATTCCATACAGAACTCACAACTAGTTAACTGATCTATAAATTCTGTCTTAGACTTATTGTATATCTTTATAGGTAGCTCTAGCTTGTAGAATATAAGCATAATCCACCAAAAAAAAAGAAAAAAAGCTATGAAATGCATCATAATAGATTGATAAAGTTGATTATAAAATATGTAAAAGCAGCTATCACTATCAATAACAGTACTATAAAGTTACGATATTTTTTAATAAACTTCATCATATTCCAGGCACAGGACAAGCCTCTGGTAGCTGAATAGTGCAGTTAAATCTAAAATGTGATAATGGAGCTTTCTCTAGTTGTGTAGCATCTGCTAAATTGAACTCACTAAATACATTCTCAAATAGAAAGTCTATACTCGTTATAGTTAGGTTATAATTAACTGCTAAAAGCTTTCTAGTCAATACATCTCTAACTTGTGCTACTAGGTTCTGCTGAAAGATTTCAGTTTCTAAAACTCTAGTATTTATAAGATCCATATTTACACTAAAAATTATAGCAGTATCATAGGATAGAAAGCTATACATATTAGTGTTAAATTGTTGTATATTCTCTCTAAATACATAGAACATACATTGACCTGTCTTATCATTATCAGGGGAAATATTAACGTATCTCTGGCTATTGTTTTGTGTACCTAGATATACCTCTGGATAAAATACAGTAGTTCCATTACGAGCATCTAGGTTTTTATAGGTTCTACCATAGCCATGAGTTAACCATGTTAGATTAGTTTCTAGCTTAGCTTTTATATCTAAGATTGCTGCATCTATCTCTACAGGATTAGTAGCAGTAGGAACACTAGGATCTTGCAATAATATCATCGAAATTCTTTTTAATAGTTGGTATAGTCTTATCTGCTAGAAACTTAGTCCATGATTCTTTATCTAGCCCAAGTATATCTGCATATTTATTTACTAAAAATACAGAATAGCTTATTACTGTCCTAATAATAGCCTCATTACTCCCTGCAATAATCTCCAAACTCCTGTAAAAATCTCCAGTATCAAACAAAGTAACTCTATCTGTAGGTAGTAACTTCTTTAGTTTGAGTTTTTTGGTTGAATTAGCATAAGCAGGTTTTATATCTACACCTTTGCTATTCTTACCTAAAAACAACTGCTCCTGTGTTTGAAGGAACTTAATCTCGTCTTTATTGTTGTTTATACTCTCTTGGATACTGCTATTGATAGACTTCTGTAGTGTTTCTACAGTATTCCTTAAGTCATTTAATATAGAATCATCATAAGCCATTATATCGCTCCATAGATAGCTCCTTTTCTAGCACATGGTACACATACACTATTGACATTAGCTTGATCTAAATTAGTAGCCTTTATTGCTCTTTCTACTTGCGCCCAATAGGGAACTTGCCTTGTATCGGAATCTCCTTCTAAGTCTCTAATAATATTTATCTGTACATTCTGCTCTACTGCACTAATTTGTGAACTAGCTTTCATCATCTGCAGCACCTTTAATGCTACCATCTTACCTATTGCCTGTGTCATAGTTAGCCTATTGTCTATCCAGAACTGTGTTAGGTTGCACTTTATAGAGATGTTACAATTAAATCCATAGTTATTATCATAGGTATAGATAATATCATCCTTATCAAATATAGTACCTACTGCAGGAACTTTAGTTGCATCTATGTAGAATGGTGACATCTGCACATACTTAGATATGCTATTATACTTGCTAGATCTCTTACCACCATCACAAGTCCTACAGTAACCATTTTTAAAATTCAAAGAATCATACTGGATAGCCTGTCCTACTAGATCATTCTGATAATACCCCAAGTACCATACACCTCCCTCTGTTCCTGTGCCAGTAGAATAGTCCAGGATTGCATTAGCATCTAACCATGTAAAGCTATTAGCCTGTGTAGATGTAAAAACATACTGCGCTACTGCAGACTCTTGTAAGCTATTGTATAAGTATAGTGTTAAACCAGGTTGTACCTGTGTTAGGTATAAGCCTATTCTATGCAAGGTAGCTCTAAGTCCTAGAGTAGGATCTAAGTAGAACTCTATACCTACAAATCTGCCCTCATTAATAATAGGCTTATCTTTTAAAACATTGTCATAGATCAGGTTATTTCTAGCTAAATCCATCCCTGAATTATTAAGCTTTTTCTCCTGCACTAGCTTCTCTAACATCTGTCTTATGGCAGTAGTTTCTATATCATCCAAAAAAGTATTTAGAGGATAATTAGAAGGTAATAAAGCTTGTATGTAATCAAGTCTAACAGATGGATGATATTCCTGGTAATACTGTCTAGATTCAGTTTCCTTTAGTTCTGCAGGTAGTGAAGGAATCTCTGAAACATCCCAATGATCCTTCCATCCAATAACTTTCTTTAACTCTGCTATAACTCGATTATCAAACATACAAATATATTAAGATGGGGAGATGGCAGCAGCAGGACACCACCTCCCCGAAACAATCAAAAAAAAACGTAAAACTATGGTAGGTAATCAAATTTCTTAATACCTCCGTTAGTACCTGTGTTGTAAGGAGTAACAATTGCCACGTTGATTCCCATCTGATATGACTTAACTAAAGCATTAGTATCCTCTGCATTGCCAGTAATAGCATTAACATCAGCACAATCATCTTTAATCATTAAGCTCATAGGAATACCCATCAAATCAGAGTTTTCAACTGACCATCTGATACCAGAACCTACAGATTCTCTATTAGCAGCAGCATCAGGAGAAACTTTTGCAACAATACCAACTGAACCTGCAGGCATAATGTATCCTGTAGAAATAGCTCCTGCAGATGTAGCAACAGTATTAGAATACTGGAAAGTATATCCTGCAAATTGGAATGCACTATTAGCAGAGTTACCTGCTCCTTGATTTACAAATTTTGAAACAAAACTAGCTAACTGAGCATCTCCAATAACCTCTAAATCGTTACGGCTAAAATTATCAGCCTGCATGATAGACTTAGCATCATTTAAGAAAAAGTCTTGATCAGCAGCTACTACCTGGAGAGCATCAGATGCAGTATTATACTTAGATGCAGCACCTACAAATGCAGAGTTAAAAGTACTAGCTTTAGCAGTATCTACGGCAGATAAAATCTGTGCCTCTAAAAAGTTTGCTAATGACTCCTCAGCATCACTATACTGACGCATAAAATCTTGAGCTTCTGTTACGATATCAGACTGATCAGTCAATCTAGGAATGATACGGAATCCAGTATGTGCCTTAACAAAAGTTACATTAACTAGAGCAGCATTTGCATCCTCTGTAGGGAACGTACACGTCATAGTACCTACAGTAGCAGCAGCAACATTTTTAGAAAATACAGGAATCTGAGTAGCAGGAGCTCCCCATGATTGAGAGATTACATTTTGGTTAACACCAGATAGGATACTGTCAGTACCTCTAAGTGCCATGTCTATAAATCCATACTCTTGTTGTCTTAATTCTTGTCTATCTAATAACGAGGGATAGACACCTCTAGCATTTTGCTTTTTTAAATTTACAATACTCATTTTAATAAAAATTGATTACTAGTATTCTCTTAGCGTTTTTACATTATAACGCTCAAAAGCTTCCCAGTATAATTTGTTGTATTCATCGCCTTTAGGGATCCCTTTCCTTTGTGCTATCTTGTCAAACTCAGTCAAAAATTGCTCTTGAGTTTTGAATGTGGATTCAGATACTATTATCTGTGATCCGTTAAAATCTCCAGTAGTAGGTATATTCCCTGCACCCCCTCCTGTAGTATTCTTATGTAATACAGACTGTAGCTCATTTTGTAGAATTGTCTCTAATGAGGCATTAAGGATACCATCCTTATAAGCAGTACCATCAGGTTTGCACCAGATAGTCTTACCATCCTCCTCTACTGCATTAGCTATTAATGTCTGGGTTTTCATTTTTATGATGTCACTAATTAAGGCATCATCTAAACCTTTATTAAATTCTAGCTTACTCAAAGTACTATTTATCTCTGTACTCATTGTAAGGTTTCTTTCTTTAGTCTTTAGGCTCTGGATTATTTGCTCTCTTTCCTGTATCTGCATCTGTGCAGCACTTGTAAGTTCAGCTTTCTCCTTTTTATGTTTAGCCTTCAAAGCCTCCAATTTTTTTAACGTTTCATCTGGATTAGTGTTACTCTTTAAGCTTTCTATTTTATCTGATAGCTCTTTATTTTGCTCTGCTATCATCTTTGCCCAATCAGATGTTTTTACTCCCGATGGTTTCTCTAGTCCTACAGATGTAAGAGCATTATCTACAAAGTCATAAATCTTTTTATGCTCCTGTCCTATGTTCTGCTCAAAATAGTTTTTAGCTATTGTTTCAGCATATGCCTTACCTACGTCAGTAGTTTTTAAGATGTCTAAAACCTGTGCCTGGAGAGTTTTGTCCTCTGCTAATTTTGCTTTAAAATCGTCCATATGTCCCTATATGATTTTTTGAATGTTTATAAATATTTTTCTACCTGCTCTACTTCTAAGCCTAGTTCCTCTGCAATAACGTCAGCACTAGCACCATCTGCAGCTAATGCTTCAATCTTTTTCTTTACAGGAGGAGTAACTCGTTTTTTCTTTTTCTCCTTTACTGCTTCTACTTTCTCTACTATTGTAGGATTGTGGATCATGATAATTGAATGATAATTGCCAAGAAACTCAGGAGTTTTGTATTCATCTTTGAGTGCCATCCAGTCAGCAGTACTTTTACAGAATTGATGTATCTGTAGGCTCTGTGTTAGTCCATTATTTTTTGCTCTTATACCTATAAAGCAGTAACCTCCTGCATTATGCTCTGGTATCAATACAGGAAAATCATAATTAGGATACTGCTTGATCACTTGTTGCAGCTCCTTGCTCTTGCTCACTAGATTCCCCTGAATCATTTTGATCTGTTTCATCTTTTACGTAATTTTTGAATGTGTTATAAATAATATCTATTTTCTGCTCAAACGTGATATCTGCACCAAAATCTACTAAACTACCATTCTCACGCTCAAATCTACTAACAAATTTAGTGAAATTAGCCTTAATATACAAATCCTCTAGCTGCATCACTCCCATATCTAGCTTTTTATAGCACTCCTCAAGAGTAGAATATGGAGCAGGATTTATATTGTTTTCAATCATCAGTTTTTTTACTGTATGCGGATCTCCTTTGTACTTGGTTTCTATAAGCAGCTTGTAGATCTGATCTATCTCGGACTCTGGCATTCCTGCATTTTTAGCACCTACAAACAATTCCTGTAGTTGTGCCTCTGTAAGAAGGAACCATTCAGTACCATAGTTAGCATGAACCATTACATCAACATCTATAGCTAACTTTACAGATGTCTTAATTAACCACCTATGTAGTCTATTACAGATTCCTGCAAGTTTTAGTAATGGCTTTTTCCTGTCCTCCATCAATGAACGAACTTGATCAGCATTAACTGCTTCCTTATTCATTACATCATTGAATCCTGTAGTGTTAACCTTTATAAAGTTTTCTCTCTTATCCTGCTTAGTTTGCTCAAACTCCAGGTTAGATGTAGGAGGAGATATAAATCTAAAGTATCCAGATACATCATTTTCATCTGTATCTATCTTAGGATTTATCTTGATAGCAGTTCCTGCACCACTAAACTTATTAGCAGTACAAGATTTACATGCAGTAGGAGTAGACATCTCTCCATTCTCCATTGGTACAGATACCATACCATTGGTACAGTAATCATCCTCACAAACTGCTGCTGCATATTCTACTACTGGAAATACTCCATAATGCTCAGCATAGTAGCTATAGGCATGGAACTGCTGCCATTCAGACATACTACCTAAAACTGCAGACAATGGAGCAAATCTTTTACTCTCGTCTTTACTGTTTAATGGTGTATCAATAAACCATCTAGCAGGACAGTATCCTAAGTTATGCGGAGATTCTAGCACTAAGCTATATTTTTTATCTCTTAGCTCTACTACTCTGTAATACTCATCATCATAGAAAGCTATCTTTTTAAAGCTACCATTTTCATCCTGACCATCACTATGATGGAATATGATATACTTAAAGTTCTGCTTACATGGTGTAAGTTCGTAGTTAATAAGCTTGTCTAGATGCACAGTAACATAGTAAGGAACTCCGCTCATGTCTTTATCTACTACTACGATAGCTTGTGGTTTACATTTAAAAGCTTTCCTACCTACCTTCTCAATATATTTTCTGGTATCCAGGTTCATTAGCATCTGAGATGTTTGCTCCTCTGCTCTCTTGTTAGGATATTCGATGCCAAAGTTAGCATTTCTACCATTAAAGACTCTGTTAAGATCTCCCATAATATCATCGGAGATAGATACAATAGCTAAAGGATAGCTAAAATAATTTAGTACCCTCTGGTATTTTTCCTGTGTAACACTATTGTAGATGGCACGTTTTATCTCATCCCATCCTACCTCTGATTCTAGTTCAGTAAAGAACATAGGTTCGCTCATGACTTTTAACCTACTCTCGTAGGACATCATCTGACCTATATTATTCTTTTTCTGCTTTACTAGCTTTATTACTTGGTTTTCGTTTAATAACATTGTCTTTAAATTGAAACTTTTTACTATCTAACATCCAATCTACTCTACCCTGAGATGCTTGTAACTGTAAGACTGCTTGTGCATGTGCCAAGGTTAACTCAACACATGCACCAGCCTTAGTTATCATTTTTACTGTCGTAGGCTTAGCCATATTAAACAGTTAAAGCATTAAAATCTGTAGGAGTAACTGCGTGTTTAGTTTCATCCCAATCAAAAGGTAATTGGAAAGTCAAAACATTGCTATCTCTAGTTCCAAATCCTGCATTAGACATAGAACCTAGTACTACATTTGTAGCATCAAAACCAGTAACTAAATCGCCTACTTTAGATCCCCAAATTTTACCCTCTTGAGAGATTAGATATACCTCTAAACCATTACCCTCACAAGCTAACTTTCGGAAAGCTAAAATTTGTGCAGCAGTTAGAGAATCAAAACGAGCTGAACCATCTGTAGGGTTGATACCATTTACTAATGTTTCTCCATTAAGAGTAGAGTTATCTCCTCCTCCTTGTGTGATAGTAGTACCTGCAGTTAAGGTAGAATCTCCTCCGATCAGGGGAGATTTAACTACATGAGTATCATCAGATGCAGCAAATAATATATTCCATCCTGCAGCAGCACTAGGTGTAGTACTTGCTATTGAACTTGGAACATTGTTAGCAGGTGTAGCAGTATCCCAGATAACCTGACCTTTACGTACAAACCAAAATCTTTGTATCTGCCCAATGTTTTCAGGACATCCACTAGCAGGAATGTCAGATAGACTAGGATCTAAGGGGCAGCAGTCTAATAAAAAGCAATTTAATAAATTCATAATTAAAATAAATTAAGTAATAGTAATATAATCGGGGATAGATACAATACTTGCCCCCGTTGAATCTTTAAAGTTAACAATTAAATCATAGCTCTGTCCTGCAGGAGAGGATACAAAATCTATCCATAACTTGCTATAGACACTTTTACCCTGTACACATCCTAAACTGCTTAATGTTACTGGAGATACAGTAAGAGCAGGAGCAGGAGATACAGGATTAAAAGTTACTTCTATGTTGAACACATCACAAGTTACAGTATCTGCCAGGTTTAGCCTAAACTCCTTCTCAAAAGTAGCACTACCTACCTTATCATTTACCTCTTTAGTATATGCTGCTAATGTTGGAGTATCCGTTCCACAACAGTTAAATGATGGTTGTGGTTGTAGATAATCCCTAATAACATTAAGTACAGTTTTCTCAGCAGCAGTTAATGATGCTTGATCTAGCTCCAGATCATAAAGCTCATGAAGGAACTGATCAAATGCATTATCTGTGAAAGTTGTAGTCTGATTTAGTTCTAGTGCAGTCCTACAAGCAGGAATAGTAAAAGGAGATACTAAGGTTATCTGTCTTAGAGATTCTAGCAGTAGAGCAGTATTACTCTGCAGTCCTGTTAAAAATTGTGATGATAATAAAACGTATGCCATAATTCTTTTTTATGTGCCGTAAGATACGAGATTATTAGTATTTTTCCTAATTCCTTGTTCTCCATAACGGTAAGCATCCCAGATATGATTGAATTGATCTACTGGCTTATTTAAGGCTCTCCCATCTTTACGATCTATTTTCCATACGTATTTTTGTTGTTCTTGTTTCCATAATTCACTATTAACTAGGTTTATGCTGCCATAACTTTTAATCTTATCTATGCCATTACGTATAGAATCAGCTCCTTTTTTGCATGGCTTTACTCTGTAATTTAAGTTACGTAACTCTTTTATAGATTTAGGCTCTGCACTATCTGCCATAATCAAAGCTCCTGTCTTTAATCCTTTCTTTATTCCTAACCTTTCAAACTCCTTTCCAATATCTTGATTAGTTAATCCTGTCTTGTATAGCAGTAGCTGACCATATAACTGTCCCTCACTAAGCACTAGCTTTACTAAGGTAGTAGGATCGTTAGCATATCCAAAGTCCATCCCATAGCATGATTTTTTAATGTTGTCTGTAGGTAGCTTAGAGATCCAGTTTACTACTGGGAATATTGCTCCCTCTACTTGTCCTGTCATCCCTAGTCCATATACCCTCCACTTATTAGGATCTTTAGTTTTTAGCTTTTCAATCTTTCTCTTTATGCTATCTTTTAGGAATGGATTGTGTGTATAGTTGGATATAAATACCTTAACATTGTCAGCACCTATAAGCTTATTATGTACCCAGAATGCAAAGGTAGGATTGTAATCTATAAATACTTGTTTGGTAGTTCTTATCTGCAACTGATCATAGATGCTATAAGGAATGCCATTTGCCTCATTCATAAACAGATAATCTCTTTTACCACTTTTTGCATCCTGCTCATTGTCGAAACTCTTAAACTCAATGATGCTACCATTATGAAAGTAATAGGTTTTATCTGTCTTATTTACTGCCTTAATCATTGACTCAAAAAAGGGGATAGAGCTAATGATGTTATCAAAATCTCTTATTGCTCCTGCTTTCAGGTTAGGTATATCCTGACCTACTACAGTAATCACTTGATTAGCTTTCTCTGCAGCTTTACAAGCTAGTACCTGGAGTAATGAATATGTCTTTCCGCTAGATGTACCACCTTGATTAACTACTATCTGCTTTTTGCTCTTGTAGTTCCATTCAAAGATAGGGGATATAGGGAAAGGATTAATCATCTAAAAACTCTGACTCTGAATGTATGGGTAGAACGTTTGTAGATTCAAACTGCACCTGTATAAGATTTGTATGTAGATCTGCATCCATGTCTATCTTTTGCTGCTTAGGCATAACAAACTCTAATGCTTTTAGATATGCATTAATCTTATCTTTATCTGCTAAATCTGGACTATCTAGTAACTCAAAAAAGTATCCAAGTCTTTCTATAAGTCCTGATTTTAGCTCCTTTTTGAATCCAGAAAGCTCCTTATTTTTGCTCCCTTTAGGTCTACCTGTGTTACCTTTTACGAATCTACCGTTATTATCCCTCATAACCGTTTTTTGTCCGTACTTAAACGGAATTAATTAATTATTTCTTTTTCTTAGTTTTAGTACTTTTTACTCTCGTTCGATTTTTAAGAGTAGTTTTTACTCTCATTCCTCTTTTTGGGTATTTACTTTTTGGCATAACTATTTTCCTATTTTGCCCATTGCAATGTTATGAGCTCTGTTAAAAGATAATCCTTGTCGCATTAATTTACGCATCTCTCTCATATGTGCAGCAGTATGATGTACTGAATGAGTTTTAAGCATTGCTTGTTGACTTTTTGTTAGCTTTCCTGTGCTAGTTTTTTTAGTCTTAGATGCTTTAGACTTAGATTTATATTTCATTTCTTTTTCGCTTTTTTAGTGTTAGGAGTTACTTTGTTTGGTGTAGCTAGTTTCTTTTTTGCAGTAGCTGCTCTCTGGCTCTTGGTTAATCTCTTTGCTCTGGCTTCGGGTAAGCATCTGTACTGCTTTCCGCTCTTAGTTCTACTGCTGCCACAGGCTCCAATTATCTCTCCACTAGAGTTAATAGCTACCCAGTTAGCTTTTTGCCAATTCGTCAAACTAGAATTTGCTTTACTTCCAGAGTATGTTCCTCCTGCTTTCTTATATTGGTTTACTAGCTGCTGAGATGCTCTAGCTGACCACCTCTGACCTTTAGAGGATAACTGTCTTTTTATCTTTTGCTTTATAGATTCATAAAGCTTTTTGTTCTTTGGCTCTGGCATAGTTATTTATTTCTTGATTTTTTACCTTCACAATTCCATAAAATCCTAGCAAAATCATTAGCAGATGCTCCACGTTTGCTTGACTTGATACCACTAGATCTTGCACAGTAGTTATCTCCTCTATCAGTACCAGGAGCTACTTTGAATCCTTTAGCACCAAATTGTATAACTCCTTTAGCACCATCAAATGGAATAGCTTTATACTTTTTACCTTTGGCAGTACCTGCAGCTATCTTATACTTTCTACCTTTGACTGTTATAGTCTTACCTATCTGTATTCTAGATTTACGCTTAGCCATTTAATCCTATTTTATTCTTTAGATCTATAAAATCATGTTGTAGATATATCTGCTTAGTTAACAGACTCATACTACCTACTTTATATTTTAACGGATGTTTATAATTAAAAGTTTTACTCTCTAATAGCAAAAATACATCAATAGAGTTAAAATAATCAATTTTACTCTTAATACCATCATCTAGTAGCAAAAAATCTATCATAGACTCATCCATGTAGGTAATATCATTGAGTATATCTTTCTGCTCCTGATCTAGCTTCTTATACCATACGCATCCTAACAATGGCTTAATTACCTTTGCTAGTTTAAATGATTTTTTGATAAATCTTTTCTTTGCATTCATGTTAAACTTTAAAAAGGGATAAACATTACATCTATCCCTTAGCTACAAATAAAATCAAAACTACTTCGTTGAACCGATTACTAAACCTGATATTGGCTCTACAGTTATCACGTTCCTTTTTCCGTTATCAAATATCCAGACTCCTTTAAATCCTATATCTTTTATCTGATTCAATAGTGCCTCTGTTAGATAGATATCTTTACTGTCATTTATGTTGGTAATCTTTTTTATAAACTCCTCATATGCTAATCCTCCAGATCTATGGTCATGGAATAGTCCTATATCATTAGGCACATAAATAGAATCATTTTGCACCTGTATCAATGGATCATGTATTGGTTCATCTATGATTACTTTGAAGGTATAAGACTTTTCCTTATTATTTTCTATAGACTCTAATTTTCTATCTACTACTGCATCTACTCGCTCCTGGAATAATACGCACATATTAGGGATTTCTATAACTGCACCTATAGGTATATCCTGTTGGGAGTTGATATATAAAAGCATGATCTCATTTAAAAATTATTTAAAAGTTCCTGCGTTTTTTTTGAAATTAAGATTGCCTCTTTTCTTGATAGCTTTGGGTTGTTGTAAGTTGTTTTCATCATCAATCCCCATTCATCCCAGGCATTGGTATATTTATACTTTTTACCTGTTCCAAATATATCTCCTACCTTGTATCTACAGTTTCTGCCGTAATTCGTTTTATGTGCTGCAAAAGCTAAAGTATAGTATACTGGAACATTCCATTTAACGTATGTATACCAAGCCATATCGAAATTATTGCTATAAAATGCTGCTTTGTGTTTAGGTAGATTATCTAATTTTAATGTTGTTTGTCCTTGTAATGTTACTGCTGCTATTAAGATTATTATTAAAGTTTTCATATTATTATTTTGAATGTTTCTCTGATATATTTTAATTTTTGTTTTATCTCCTGCTGAGTTAATGTTTTAGGAGACAGAGGAATTTTTAAAAACTCCTCTGCTCTGTGTAGTCTATCCAGTAATGTCATTAATCCTCTTTTTGTCCAAACACAGATTTTATCTTTGCTCTGCTATTTGTTGGATGATCAATGATAATAAAGTTTTCGATATTATTTAAAGTCTTTTTTGTTTCAAATATTATCTGCTTTAATATTTCATTCTGTGACTTTAGTCTAGTTATCTCTAACTGTAATTCTTTTTCTGTCATGGCTAAAATGGTAGATCGTCAGCTAATGTATTAATATCTATTGGAGCTTGTACTACTTTGTTGGGTTCAGGAGCATGATCCGCATCCTGCTCTACTCTCCAGACTTCGATAGTGTTAAAATAGACAGTTTTGTTTTCTGGAGATGTCCATGCTCTACCTCTGAGATTGAAATGAAAGTCATACACCATTCCTATTTTTGTTTCTGCTAACTTTTGTATCCTGTCCTGTGTAGCTTGTAGCTTTATTGTTTGAGGATACTTGTCATCTAATGTTTCGATTACAAACTCCTGCTTTTGGAATGATTCTCCATGGGTTGTAACGTCGAACTTTTTGATTAATTTACCTTTAATTTCCATTGTTTTAAATGTTTTGATTGTTGTTAAATAATGATTTTATCTCTGCTACTGTGTAATCTTTGTTTTTGCTATAAACAAAATAAGTAAATTTTTCTGCTTTTTCTAAGCTTATGTTGTTAACTATTGTTTTATACGTGTTTGTATTCTCTGGTTGTTTGTGAGTATCTGTGTTGTAATGAAAAAGCTGATCTCTTTCACTATACTCTAAGGCTTTTATCTGCATAGTTTTGATTGTTTTGTTTATAATTTCTTGAATATAATAATTTTAGTTTAAAATGGCAAAGCATCACCATCAAAATCTATTGTAACTGTGTTCATATCTTGCATTTGTGTTAATCTCCTATCATATCTTTCTACTGGTATTGACTGCTGCCCTTCTACATCAAACATCTCAAAGCTAGATGTTTTTTTGTTCATGTGTAGTAAATCTGTGCCTACCTCTCCATGCCTATTTTTTTTGGTAATTAAGTATGTTACTCCTTCTAAGTTCATACCATCATTATCTTTTTCTATTCCATAATATTCAGGTCTATAAAGGAAAGATACTACATCTGCATCCTGCTCTATATCTCCAGACTCTTTAAGATCCGATAATTGTGGTTTTTTGTTAGGTCTATTTTCTACTGCTCTACTTAATTGTGCTAGTGCTATTACAGGTATATTTAAGTTTCTTGCTAGTGCTTTTAGCTCTCTAGATATTTTACCTACCTCTAAATGCCTAGATGCTCCTGTAGCTTTAACAAGCTGAATATAATCGATAATTACAAAATCTATATCATGTTGCATTTTTGCTTTTGTTGCTTCTGCTAGTATGTGAGTAAGTGCAGGATTAGGAGTATCATCTATTAAAAATACATTTTTCTTTTTTTCTCTAAAAGTATCAAACATACATTCTAGTTGTAAGCTAGATACTCTATTCTTTTTTATGTCGGATGCAGGTATACCGGACTCAGTAGCCATTATCAAGTGAGATATTTGTTTGCTAGACATCTCTCCGCTAAAAAACATTCCAGATTTATTAAAGTGTTTGTACGCATTCCAAGCAACATTTAATACAAAGGTAGTTTTGCCCATTGCAGGACGTCCACCTATAATCATAAGCCACCCTGCTCCACATCCTCCAGTACGTTTATCAAAATGCTCGTAACCTGTTGGTATTCCTGTGACCTCTTGATACTTGCCTATATTCTCTTTTAGATGCATCAAATTATTATTTATGATGCTATGTGCAGTATTTACCCTTGATACATCTGGAGATAGAATTGATATTAATGATTCCTTTGTGTTAGTAAGTACATCAAATATATCATTAGACTCGTCAAAACTTGATCTAAGCAGCTTACTAGCTTTTTTTATAGCTTCTCTCCTCATGTACTTTTGATACAATATTTTAGAGTATCCTGGCACATCATGAGTAAAATACTTGTTTGTTAGTCCTGCTATATCTGCTGCTCCTCCTATCTCATCTAGTTGATTATTATCTTTAAGATATTGATAGAGTTTAGGGACATCTATAACACTAGCATTTTTATGCATATCTATTAAGGCATTCCATACTACTCTATATTTGTTTGTATAGAAACAATCAGAGTTTAATAGTTGTATGCAGCTATAGATATTGTCTGGAGATGTTATTATTGCTGATACTAATGCTGCTTCTATTTCTGGAGCATTTGGATGCATCATTGATTTTTCCATGTCGTTATGAATTTTTTATATCCTCCCTTAGATTTATGGTCATTGAAGGATCTATCTTTTCTTTAGGGTGGATAGTTTTATTATTTTCGAGCATAGCATATTCTGTAGCTGCTATGATGGAATCTGTAGTATAATTATTTTTGCAGAATCTAATAAATATTTTTAAAGTCATTTCTACTACTGGCAGATTATTCCTATCAATCCCTCTATAGACTATCCATTTAAGAAACATTCTGTATAGCTCTAAATTATTCCTTAGTTTTTTCTGTCCATCTAATTGGAATGATTTATCTAGATGTTTATGTAAATCATTTAAATTATTTTTAGAAAAATCTAATTCTTTATTTACATTATCATTTACATTATCATTATCATTTACATTAACATTTACATTAGGGGTTTTAGACTCTAACCGTATGGGGTTTTTACTATTAACCCCTAAGGGGTTTTTATTATTAACCGTATGGGGTTTTTTAGGTCTACCACCTTTTGATCCATGTTTAGCTCCTTTTTTACCATCTTGATACTTTTTTATGTTTGCATCTAACTGTGGTTTTATTAAAGTCCATACTATTTTTGCTACTCCTTTTAATCTTTTTGGCTCTATTAAAAACAAACCATATTGATAAATAGCATCATAAATCTGTACTTTTGTTTCAGTATCTAGATCTTTTATTGCTTCATAAAACGATTTATATATTACCATTGAATCTCTTTCCATATTGTATTTATTTAAATAAAAAAAGTCTATACAAGTGATCATAAGTTTTGGCTGAGCCATCGACAAGCTCCTTACAAATCACCTGTATAGACTTATCTATACAAAGTAAAATAAAATTCAATTTATGTCGATGTTACGTTATCTTTTTAGCAGTATCTAGGATAGTGCCACCTAATCCATCTGCTACTCAAATATACTTTAATAATCTTTATTAAACAAGTTTTCTATCATTGAAAGTTGTTTTTTTAATGGCAATTTTGCGAGATCTTTTATCTCTATATCTCTACTAATTGTTTGAGCTTTTTTACCATTTAAAAACAAACCTCCTATCTTTTTTTTTACTGTGAATGTCTTAATAGATATATCTATACCATATTTTTTTTTAGATAGCTCATTTAATAGTTTTTTGTATTTATTATAAACACTAAATAACAATTTATCAAAACTGCCATTATTCCAGTTTTTTTTATAATAACTACCTTGCATAACTCCTTTTCTAAAAGGATATATCTTTTTAGTGCCATCGTCATTATAAAATAATTTAATAGCTATCCAGTCATCATCAGTAAGTTTTTTGTTAAAATTCATAATTGTACATAACTAACTCATATTCAAATCCAAAAAACTCAATAAGTAGTGCTTGTTGTTTTAGAGAAAGCTCATTTTTATTTAGCAAATTCATTAAGGAGCTAAAACCTATAGGTAAAGGATTATCTACATAACCTAATCTCAATTGCTCTATAGATATATTCTCTTTAGCTAAATATTTTCTTATATAATCCTGCAGTTTTTTGATTGTTTCCATCTTTAATCTTTTATAAATGTTCCGTTAATAGTTTTTCCTGTCCTATCTTTAATCTCATTCCAGGCATGATCTAAACAGTATTCTAATGATAGTCCTTTTGTTTCAGATAATATTATTAATGTAACTAGCACATCTCCAATAGAATCTATAATTAGTTCTCTATCATCCTTTAGTATACCTCTGGCTAATTCTCCCATCTCCTCAAATGATTTAAGTAGTTGGTTTTTGGCATTAGAGGGATGGTGTATCCCTCTATCTATTGCCCATTGTATTACTTTTTTCTCTAACTCTTTCATAATTAAAATATTGACATTTGTTTTTTAGTGTTTTTAAATCTGTTTTCTGCGTGTTTTAGATTGATAGTAGCTTGTTTATAATAACTATCTTTTAATTCTATTCCTATGGCTTTTCTGCCTAATGATACAGGAGAATACACCTCACTACCTACACCCATAAAAGGAGTTAAAATAACATCTCCAGGATTAGACCATAAGGTTACACATCTATCAATTACATCTAACTGTAATGGATGCACGTGTTTCTCATCGTCATCCTCTTTGCTATCTCTAAATGGTAATACATTTTCTAATCTTACATCATCCCATACAGACGATGCGTATCTTTGCCAAATGTAATGATTAAGCTTTGTTATACTATCAGATTCATTGATATTATTTAGATGATTCCATAACTGATCAGCATTTAAATTTGTATTATTTGCATTATTCCATGCTTTTAAAATGTTTGGTAATATAGGAGTAGCTCCAAAATAATCATTCATACCATATTTATGCTCTACAGGAGTTTCTATATCTCCTTTTTTCTTAAACAATAATAGATAGTCTGGTTGAGCAGGAAAGCATTGAGTAGCATCCTCTACTATTAGTTTATGCATTAATGATTTTACCATAGTACGCATTCTAACTTTTAGAGGCTCTTTCCATATAGTAATACGACCTTTATATAAAAAACCATTTTGCTCATGTAATCTTATTACCTCATTAGGAAAATCCCAACTAGATCCATTATTATCTACTACCTCTGTAACATGAACACAATTTATACGACCTTTTTTAGTTACTCTAGCCATCTGAGATATTAAAAAATTATATTGATCTAAAAACTGTTCTTTGCTATCACAGTTAGAAAAATCTCTATGAGAGCTAGAATAATTATATAATCCTGCAAAAGGAGGAGAGTAAACAGAAAGATCTACGCTTTCATTTTTTAATGTTGGTAAAATTTCCATACAATCGCTATTATAGATAGCGTAATCATCTGTAATTAATTGCTGCTTTGTCATTTTAAATAAATTTTGGTTGAATAATATTTTTACTAAATTCCCTGTATGTATGATTATAACTGTTATTTACACAGTCAGATAACTTTTGATATAATTCTATAGCTTTTTTTGTTTTTTGATCCAATGCTCTTATAACTCTTTTTTGACCATCGGATATAACTAGATCAATAGTGACATCTCTTTTCTGTCCAAACCTCCAAAACCTGCGTATAGCTTGATAATACTGCTCATAACTCCAGGTAGGAAAAAAAACAGAATGATTACAATGCTGCCAGTTCAATCCCATTCCTGTCATTTTTGCCTTAGTTATTATCCTGGATATGTTTCCTTTAGCAAAATTTAATAATATATCCTCTTTTTTATCTATGGACATACTACCTAAAATCTCTACTGACAATGGATCTAACTTTTTAATTAAATGACTTTCAGCATTTGTATTACACCAATATACAGAAACTTTATCTTTTGCTAGTTCTACTGCTTTTTTGCATCTTTGCTCTGTAGTTTCTTTTTGCTCATGCCTTACCTCTGTCATAGTTTTAGCTATAGGAGTAAATAATAAAACTTGACCATTATGAGCTATTAAAGATTGATTTTTTACCTCATGGTTATTTATTATTAATTCAGGTAGTGCATATCTATCATCACTAAAACCTAAATCAGATGGCTTTTTAATCATTATTGCCCATTGATTTACCCATGAAAAAAAGTCGTTTTCTGCATGAGGCTTAAGATAAAATTTGTTACCAATATTACTATTGTTACTATCTGTAGAATTTTGATTATTTTTAAAAAACTTAGTAAGCATATCCATATATCCCATATAACCTAGAGCTTCGGAGCTAGTTCCTAGTTCTATAAAATCATTAGGTGAAGGAGTAGCAGTACTTAAAAATCTATAATTAATCTTTTTTATAAAAGATGTAATCTGGCTTTTTATCTTTCCTTTAAAGTTTTTTAAGATACTACTTTCATCTAGTATCATTCCTGTAAAATCATTTGAATCTAAGAGATGCAATCTTTCATAATTACAGATTACTATTTTTTTAGTATGCTTACCATCTTTTGAATACTCAATATCATCTATGCCTATTTTATGAGCCTCTTGTATAAACTGAAAAGCTACCGCTAAAGGAGTTAATATTAATACTTTTTTATTAGTATGATTAACTATGTTTTGAGCTATTGATAATTGTATTAGTGTTTTACCTAATCCAGTATCTGCAAATATGGCTATCCTTCCTTTTTTTACTGCTCTATTTATAATCTCTCGCTGAAAGTCGAAAGATATATCAGGTATAAAATTAGGTTCAAAGCCATAGCTACCTAAATTATGCTTTTTACTTTCTAAAAAATTTTGATAATTCATGTCGTTTAATATTTATTTATTGATTGAAAAATACTTCCCATTTTTGTAGTACCCTACATGATTAGAATACCTACCTTTATCTGCTTCTATCTCTTTGTCTATAGATTTTTTATCCTCAAACCTTACAGTACTTATCTTTTCCTCTTTACATACCAAAAAATAGCATTCTGGATCTAGAGCAGACATATTCTTGATTGATACCATTCTGTTTATTATATCTTTAGTGATTTCCATTTTCTATAGTTTTAGTTTTAAAATAAATGCCATTGTCAAAACAAACCTGATCCACCTGATGGATAGAGTTTACTGGGAATGCTGCTTGTAACCTCCCTTGATCATAAATCTCAATAGATTCATATCTACCTAGTATTACTGTAATAGTTTTATATCCAGAGATGTAGTTCCATTCTCCAGATATGCCATGAGGAATAAAACCTCTAGCTTTTAATTGTTCTGCTTTCATTTGATTGTTTATTAAATTCTATTAAAAAATTAATAGATTGATTAGAAAAAAAAGCACTAGAGTTGCCGTCTAATGCCTAAAATTGGATATCTATGAAAAATGTAGTAAGTCTTTTACTCACAAGCCATTAAAAAAAAGAGTAGTGTTATTTTTTTTGCTATTAACCACAAGTGTAAAAAAAATGAAAAATTATACGATTGCATAACACTACTCTAAAAAATTCTTTAACAACATTACTAAGATAATTAAAAATACCAATATGCAAATAATTTATTGATGTTTTTTAAATCACATAGCTTAGAATTGTAGCACCTTCCCTCTGGCATATTCTTACTGACTGCAGGATCACTATTCTTAATCAGGTTATTTTTCCAGATATACCCATCAATAAAACCTATAGAGTTTTTTTCATCTACAATAGCAGCTACATAGATATCTATCTCTGCTTTATTGTTTGTCTGCTCCTCTGGCACTAGCAGATATCTATCGAATGGCTTACACGTTTTAACATCTATCTTTAAATCTTGATTAGGCATTATAAAATCATACTCATCTGCTTCAAACTTGAATAGCTCTGAGTAATCTACGTGTATATCATTTTTAGCTAGAAGGTTAAAAAACACTATCTCTCCAAGCTTCCCTAAATACCACCTCTCTATCTGTTGCTCTTTGGTTTCTCCAAATCTTTTATACGCTTTACCTATTTCAACTATTTTGACTGCATACTTATAACTATCAATCTGCTGCTGATTAGATATGTGTATTTTCATTTTGTGTGGAAAAGCCATCCTCCAGGGGAGGATAGCTAGTGATTTAAATGGTATCATATATTTTTTTAAGCAATTCCATCATTACATTTACTGTTATTGAGTTACCTGCTTGTTTATAGAGCTGAGTATCAGAATTTACCTCTTGTGCTTTAAAAAAAGCATCATCTGGATATCCTTGTAACCTCCAGCATTCTAAAGGTGTTAATCTACGTATTTTGTATGTATTAACTACCGCTTGATTACAGGCAGTATCTAATGTTTGTGCTACTCCCTTGCCTACTCTACCTCTGCGAGTCTTTGAGTTAGGTACGCTAAAGTTTATACTATCTCCATCCTCTGCCTCCTCATATCCTTTCTTTGTGGCTGATGGTACTTGAATATAATTATCTCCTCTGCCCATTTTAGGAATACGATGATTTAAACATTGAGCTATATCATCATCTCCTTTAACCTCTGCTTTTTTAAATGTGTTATTTTTACCGCTATCTTTAGTAAATAATGTATTAATCATTCTATCACTTAGGTAGTACTTGTCATCAATAACATACTGTTGATCTCTGCCTCCCATCTTATGGTAGCCTGCGTGAATACAAGCAGAATAGTCATCGTTCTTAGATTTGCCTACTATAGAATTTTTATGTTTTTTCAATACATTTACCATCTTATTACTCAAAAAATATTTATACTCTGGATTATCCTGTAGCATATCCTTTAACCTAAGCTCTAATGGGAATGGCTTAGGAAATCTGAACTCCCGAAACTCCTTAAACCCTACAATAAATATTCTTTCCCTATTCTGAGGGATACCAAAATTTTTAGTATTTAATACCTTGTAATAAACATGATATCCTAAGCCATCCTCAAAGTAAGGTATAAACATCTGCCCATTGGCAGTACCTCCATTGTCAGTCAACAGGCTTATAATGGTTTGGAATGTCTCACCTCCCTCATGGCTTAATAATCCTTTTACATTCTCTAGTATAAAGCATTTAGGCTGATTGATTTTGATAAACTCCGC